CGCAGGCGGATCAGACAATGGGCAACTTGCAGCGGCGCGCCGCCAAGTTGCCTGGCACGACCGCCGAGTACGCACAGATGCTCGGCGCGCTGACGCAGCCGATCCTGGACGCGAAGCTCAGCATGCAGGATCTCGAAGACATCACCGTGGGCGCGGTGGTGTCGGCGAAAGCGCTCGGCGTGCAGAGCGAAGTTGCGGCGCGCGACATCGATCAGGCGATTCGCGGTCAGTTCCATGCGAACGACGTGTTGACCGGCAAGCTCCTCGGATCGGTCGGGTTCAAGGGTGAGACCGGGCGCGCGCGGTTCAACGCGTTGGATGCGCGGAAGCGTGCCGAAGCGCTCAAGCAAGCCATTACGCAGAAACAGATCGTGCAGCTCGGCGCGGCGCAAGGCGAGACGTTCTCGGGCGTGCTCTCGACGCTGCAGGATTCGATTCAACAGTTCTTCGCGAAGGCGGGGTTGCCACTGTTCAAGGCAATCACCCGCGTGCTCAAGGACTGGGTTGAATGGCTTGGTAAGAACGAAGCGAAGGTGCGCGCGGTTGCCGATGCAATCGGCAAAGGGTTGATGGCTGCGTTCACCATCGTGGGGAACATCGTCAACGCGCTGATCGATCTCTTCAAGGAGATGTGGGCGGACGAAGATATCCGCGCCGTCATCGAAGCGATTCTCGGTCTCATCCGGGCACTCGTAAAGTTCTTGATGAAGAGCGAGAACGTCAAAGCGATCGTCAAGGGCATGTTCCTGCCGTTGATCGGCATCCTGAAGATCGTCGGCTATCTCATCAACAACGTCGGCGGCTGGTTCGATTGGTTGGATCAGAAGCTCATCGCGCTCGGCGGTGCCATCGTCGGCATTGCCGTTGCCATCAAGGATTTCTTCGTCGGAATCGGTACTGCTATCCGCGATTTCTTCGGTGCTGTCATCGACTGGATAGCTGCAAAGATCGATTGGGTGAAAGGGAAAGTTAGCTGGGTATGGGACAAGGCGAAAAGCATCGCGAACTTTGTCGGGGGTGGCGTGAACATCCCTGACCTCATGAAAACAGTTCAAGGTGCAACCCCGGCGGTCGGAGGGGCGGGCACGGCCTCGCGCGTCGTTCCGCCGTCGGGGTTCGCACCGCCACCCGTGAACCTGCAAGCGCCGACCACGGTGAAGATCATGGGGAATATCCCTGCGGACTGGATCGAGACTACCGTCGACCAGCGGATCCGAAGCGACAAAGAGAAAACGTGGCGCGACGTACACGCGGCCACCGGCGGGGAGGAGCAGTAGATGGTGACCATCGACGGTTTCCTGATCGACGCGTCGGTGACCGAAGGGCACAAGTACACCGCGACGCTGACGAAGTACCCGGTCGAGTCCGGTTCGCCGATCGCCGACAACGTCACCAAAGAGCCAAAGCAGGTGACGATCGAGGGCATTGTCTCGGACACGCCGATCGGCAACGCCATCGCGGCGCGCCAGCGCACGCAGGCATCCCCTGATACGACGCTCGAGTTTCTGCCGAGCGACGAGGCACTCGCGCGGCTAGAGGCGATCTTCGAAGCGGAGGAGCCGGTCACGATCGAGACATCGCTCAAGCGCTACGAGAACATGGTGCTCATCGATCTCGACGTCCCGCGCGACGCCGAGACCGGTGATGCGCTGCACTTCACGGCCACCTTCGAGCAGGTCAAGATCATCACTAACCAGCGGACCACGATCCGCGTCGCGTCGCCGAACAACGCCCGCAAGAGCAAGAAAAGCAAGACGCCGATCGCAAAGCAGTACGGCGGTCCGAAGAAGATTTTCACGAACAGCGGGCGGGCCCTGATGTGGAACGACAAGAAGGGGCGCTACGAGTACGCCGAGGGATTCGACACGCAAGGCAAGATGTTCTCGAAGGGCGCCGAGCCGAACGGTGTGCCTGCGAGCGTGTTCGAGACCGACGAGGCGATGACGGCGCACAACACCGATCTCGCGAAGGGCATCGTCGATCCCGGCCCGGGCACCCACTACGACTATCGCCGCGACGAGTGGATGCACACGAGCGACAACACGCCCGTGACGCAGCAGCAGCTCGCGTCGATCCGCTCCTCACCTTGGTACAAATAGATGGCGCAGGATATCGACATAACCTCGTCAGACCCCTGGCAGGAGATCACTGTCCCCGTCGATGAAGGCGACGGCGTCACGAACACGTACATCTTCGAGCTCAAGTGGAACGTCCGCGACAGCTCGTGGTACCTCAACCTGTTCGAGCACGACGGGACGATCATCAAGCACGGGATCCGCGTCGTGCTCGGCATGTATCTCGGGCGCCGCTCGCGCCACCCGCTCTTTCGCAAAGGTGTGCTCGTCGCCGTAGACACGACCGTCAAGGGGCGCGAGGCGACGCTTGATGATCTCGGCGAGCGCGTCGTGCTGCGCTACTTCAGCGTGCAAGATGTCATGGTCGGGCGCGACCTCAATGGGGTGAACCAAGATGCCTAACCGGCTCTTTCACCGCACCGGTAAGATCATCGCGGCGCGTAGCCGGCCAGGTACGCCGGACGGGTTCATCAGCACTAACCCGCAGTACTTCGACGAGCTGCCGAACGCGACGATCATCGAGAACCTGCGCTTTCGTTTCTCCGTCGAGAAAAGTGTCGACCGCGAACCTAACAAGTGTGAAATCCAGATCACGAATTTGGCGCCGACGACGCGCGTCGACCTGACGACGAAGCCGCTCATCGTTACCGTGCTCGCTGGCTACGACGGCAACGCGCGGTACCTATTCAAGGGCGATCTCCGCTTCGGGTACAGCAAGCAGGAAGAGACGGAATGGACCACGATCCTGCAGCTCGCCGACGGTGACCGCGCGTTCCGCCACGCACAGATCCACAAGAGCTATCGCAAGGGATCGAGCGTCGTGACGGCGCTGCGCGATGTGGTTGCGTCGATGGGTCTCAAGCTCGACAGCCGGCTTGGCTCCTCCGCCGAGCTGCAAGCAGGGTTCGCGAGCGGGCGGGCGCTCACCGGTAGCGCCGCCGAGGAGCTCACGCAGCTCCTCGAGCCGTACGGTTACCGGTGGAGCATTCAAGACGGGCGGATGCAGATCCTCAAGGATAGCGAGGTGCGCGAGGGGGAGGCGTTCGTCATCAACGAGAGCACGGGAATGATCGGGTCGCCGGAATACCAGGTGCCCGAAGCGCCGTCGACCACGAAGAGTGGCAAACCCGCCGCCAGAAAGGGTTTGAAACTACGAGTCAAAATGCTGCTCTACCCCGAGCTCACTCCGGGCGCGAAAGTCGCCGTGCAGAGTGAGTCGGTCAATGGAACATTCAGGATCGAGCGAGTCACCCATGAAGGTGACACCTACGATGGCGACTGGACTACTGAATTCGAGGCTAAACCGTTGTGAGCAATCAGACTCCATCCCCCGAGACCGTCATCAAGCGCGCCATCGAGAGCGCGATGCGGCGCGTCAGCACCGCCGAGCCGGGGGTGATCGAAGCGTACGACCCGGTGACGTGCACGGCTGACGTGCAGCCGCTTGTGCTACGCGTAGTCGTCGACGAGAACGGCGACCGCGTCACGCGCCGCGCGCCGGTGCTCTCGAACGTGCCAGTGCTCCACCCGGGCGGCGGAGGCGGGCGCCTGACGTTCCCGGTCAAGCGTGGAGACAATTGCTTGATCATCGCGGCGAGCGTACCGATCGATCGTTGGAACGCGCTCGGAGGCGAGGTTGACCCACAGACGACGCGGCATCACCATGTATCAGATGCGATCGCGCTCGTCGGTCTCACACCGTCGACGAAGGCATCGCTTGCAAGTGCAACGGCGGTCGTGCTCGAGGGCACCTCCGTCTGCATTGGTGCTGAGGCGGGGGCCGAACCTACTTATAAGGGCACTTCGTTTCAGACCGCGCTATCGACTTATGTTGCGGCGATCAACACGTTCGCCGGGACGTGCACGACCACACCGGCGGGCACACCCGCAACAGCGCTCGCCACCGCCGCGACGGCGTTCCTTGCGGCTGCATCTGCCGCGCTGACCGCGAAGGCAAAGGTGTTCTAGTGGCGCTGCTCCTCACAGATGAGATCGACGTGCAGATCGAGGCAACCGGCGACATCTCGGCGACGGGCGACCTCGTGCTCACGAAGGGCATCGCCGCGGTCGTCCAAGGCGCGCAGATCCGTTTGCGGCAGGTCGCGGGCGAGGTGTTCCTAAACCTGGATCAAGGTGTGCGCTACTTCGAGCGCGATGGCGTCGAAGCAAGTGCGGCGCTGCTCGGGCAGAAGTTCGACCGCGATAAAACGCTGCGCGAGTTCCGTCGTGCGCTGCTCGGCGACGTGTCGCTCGGTGTCGAAGGTGTGCCTGGCATTGTCGAACTCACGCGACTCGAGTGCGACTTCGTTCGCTCTACCCGCACGCTGACGGTGACGTGGGCGGCGCGCACCGAATTCGGGGACACCCCGGCGGACACCCTCGCGCTAGGAGCATGACCATGGCATTCGGACTCCTATCCACCGGATTCAACCCAAAGCCGCAGCAGACGTGTCGCGACGAGCTCAACACGGCGATCCGGGCGAAGCGCGGCAACAGCATTGACCTCAGCGATGGCTCGTTCCTCGGCATGCTCATCGGGATTTTCTCGGAGCGCGAGGGTCTGCTGTGGGATCTTGCGCAGGCGCTCTATGCCGCCGGGGATCCCGATCAGGCGACCGATGATGCGCTCGATGCGCTCTGCGCCATCACCGGAACGTTCCGCACGCCCGCCCGGACGTCGCAGGTGACCGAGACGCTGACCGGTACGCCGAACACCGTCGTCAACTCGGGCACGCAGGTGAAGACCGCGAGCACCGGCAACCTGTTTCAGACCACGACGGCGGTCACCATCACCGCGCTGACTGCGTGGGCAATCAATACCGTCTACGTGGTCGGCGACCGGCGCACCAACAACAACCGCGCGTACCAGTGCATCACGGGCGGCACCTCAGCGGGCAGTGGTGGGCCGACGACGACCGCCGCGGACATCACCGACAACACGGTGCACTGGACGTACCTCGGCGAAGGCACCGGCGCGATTGATGTGACCATGACGTCGTTGGTCGCCGATGCGATCGTTGCCGCTGCGCGCGACCTCACCGTCATCAACACGCCGGTGGGCGGGCTGCAGAGCGCTATCAACCTGCTCGACGCAGTGCAGGGCAACTTGCTGCAGACGAACGAGTCGCTGCGTGTGACGCGCGAGTCGCAGCTCTCGCAGGCGGGCACTGGCGTCGCCGACGCGATCCGCGCTGAGATCTTGAAGATCACCGGCGTGACGAGTTGCACCGTCTACCACAACGATACGGATTTTGTGGATGGTAACGGGCAGCTACCACACAGTGTGCAGGCGGTTGTCGTAGGTGGCACCGATGCGGCCATTGCGTCCGTGCTCTTCAACAATGTCCCCGCCGGCATTCAGACCGTTGGCACATCGAGCGCGCAGGTAACCGACTCGCAGGGTAACTTGCTCACCTACTTCTTTACGCGCCCGGTCGCGACCAACATGTACGTGCGCGTCGTGCTGAAGTACAACAGCGCGAGCCCCACCAAGGGTGGCTACCCGACGAACGGCGATACGCTCGTCAAGCAAGCGATCGTCAACTTCGCGAATGCGAACCAAGGCGTGGGGAAAGATGCCGTGCCGTCGAGCCTCGGCGCGTCGGTGTTCCCGGTCTACGTCAACGGGATCCTGGCTGCCGGCGTCCAAGGCGTGCTCGACGTGACGGACGTCGCGCTGTACACGGACGCGATCGCTACCCCCACCGCGTGGGCGCCGACGACGAGCTACAGCGCAACGCCGGGCTCGCGCAGCGTCGTTACCAACGGCGGGCGCACATACATCTGCATCACCAGCGGCACGAGCGCGGGCAGCGGCGGCCCGACCGGCACCAGCACGGACATCACCGACAACACGGTGCATTGGTACTTCCTCGGCAACACGATCTCGATTGATCCATTTCATCTCGCGGCATTCGACACCGGGCGCATCACGGTGTCGTCGAGCGCCGGAGTCTTCTAACGGAGTACGACCATGGGCATAAAGCACATCTTCCAATCGACGAAGTCTGAGCAGAGCGATCCGACGCTCGTCGGGCCTACCGCGTGGAATAACAACCACACGATCGATTCCGAGTTCAACATCCCGGTGGTTGCATCTCCGGCGACGCCAGGAAGCGGCGTCAACGAGTACGCCGCGACGGCGGCAGGGCGCCCTCAGTTGGCGACGCTCGGTCCGCTCGGACTCGCGAACTTGGTGCAGACGCAGCTCGGTCGTCGGCGCTTCGCGATGTGGGTGCCGGTGCCAAATCAGACGACGGTCAACCAGCTAGGTTGCTCGGCATCCGCGGCGGTCGGCACTCCGACGGCGCGCAATCCTGCGTCAACGAACTTGTTCACGTCGATGACGCGCACCGGGTATGTGTCGGCAGCGGCGACCAATAGCGCCGCCGGTACCGTCGACAACAACGCCAATAGCTTCTGGCGAGGGAATGCGGCAGGGGCGGGCGGCTTCTTCTGCGTGTGGCGATTCGGCATCTCCGATGCCGTGTTTAACTCCAACGGTGCAATGTTCGTCGGTCTCGGGGTCGGCGTCGTCATGTCGGGACAGCCAAGCGCACTCACGAACGTGCTCGGCGTTGGTTGCGACTCTGCGGACACGCAGTTGCAGCTCTATTCGGCAGGTGGTAGCGCGCAAGCGCGCGTTGCGCTCGGTGCCAACTTCCCGTGCAACACGATCTCGACCGACGTTTACGAACTCATGCTCTACGCGCCACCGAACGGAAGTAACGTCCAGTACCAGGTGACGCGGCTCAACACCGGGCACGTTACAACCGGCACGATTTCAAATGCAGCGAACCTGCCGGCATCGACGCAATTCCTCGGGCCGGCGTGTCAGCGCTTCACCGGCGCCACCGCGACTGCCGTCGGCATCGACATGTTCGGTTTTTACGCCGAGGTGGACAACTGAGCCATGCCGGCTTTTGATCCCGGCAGCTTCGGGCCTGCGTTCGATTTGGCGACCGACTCGAGTGTTGCGAGTCGTGGGTTCAATTACGCGTCGATCCCGCGCCGCGACCACACGACCGAGGCGTACAACCGGTTGTGGCAGCAATTCAAGGATAAGCAGAACATCAAAGATCTGCTTGCGGTGTTCTCGGGGCGCTACGACGGTCTCGAGACCGCGTTCTATTCGCTGCTGACCGAGCGCACCATCTACACAGCGATCGGCGTACAGCTGGATCAGATCGGCACGCTCGTCGGGCAGCCGCGGCAAGGGCTCGACGACGACACGTATCGCCGCTACATCCTCGCGCGCGTCGCCGCAAACAAGAGCGACGGACTCGTCGAAGACTTCGTTGATGTGATGACGCTCGTGCTCAACGACCCATCACTGCGCGCACAGGTTCTGACACCCGGCGTTGCGTCCGCGATCGCACGTGTGCTCGGTGGGCGCGTGCAGTGGGAGACCGCCAAGATCATCATGGAGCTCCTCCGCCTTGCGACGGTGGCGGGGGTGCGTACGACGCTCGAATTCGAAACGTTCCCCTCCGTGGTTCTCACGAAGACCGGGGGTACCGCGAACTGGGATGCTGGCGCGTCGTCTGTCGAAACGTTCGCAGGTAATGGCTACGTCGAGACGACGGTCATGGACGTAACCAATAGCCGGATGATCGGATTGAACGCGACCGATACATCCGCGAGCTTCACCGACATCGACTATGCGGTAAACCTCCGCTTCGACGGGAAGATGGACATCCATGAGAACGGCGTGCAAGTCGGGTTCCTCGTCGGCTCCTACGTCGTTGGGGATGTGATTCGAGTAGAGCGTGCCGGGACAACCGTAACGTTCAAAAAGAACGGCGCGGTCTTCTACACGTC